GCAACCCTACCGATTTGCAACAACCTGCAGTACCATAGTACCACTGCAAATTGCTGCAAATGCGGGTTTCCTTCTGGGCTTCCATCTATAAATTTGTAACTCCTGAAAACTCCCGGTCTTAACCGGTACAAAATTCAGAGAATTCATAAATGGTGGTTAAGACCAGATGGCCTCTGTCTAAAAGACAGAATGGAAATCAGCGACATAAAATAGGATTTTCACCTATCCTACCGCTTAAAATAACGGCCACCCTAGCGGTTACAGCTAGGTTCCCTTCACACAAGGGCAAAATTTGAAATCATAATAAATAACGATGATTCCGAAATCCTTTGTTCGTCACAGAGGTGTGATGTGATACACCATTACAGGTGATGCTCTACATTTTATAGTTGTAGTAACTAAGGTGGTACCTGACCAGTTCTATAAATTGGCCATAGTGAAGTTGCAGGTGTGAGACGTAAATATGGAACACCAACGAAGTGGTGTAAAGTAAAATCATCTCCCGCCGCCATATAAATACCCAATACACTAGGAGTATTAATGTTTTGATTGCCAGTAATGTTTTGATATCCCAAAGCACAATGGAATCCAGGGTCTGTCTCATCTTCAGCATAATCTAAACTACGTGTTTGAATATATCTCTTAAAAGTATGGTAAGGAACAGTGAAATCTACTGGTACTAAACCAGGATTTGAAGCATTCACTAAAGTAGTACCTGACCAACCCGTAGGATTTGGCAAAGTCAATTTCGTAGTGGTGGGTATGGGATCTAAAGGAGGAGTGGGATTACTTTGATTATAATAAGGAAAACTCATTCCAACATTAGAATCTACACTAATACTAGCAGGAGGAGACACGGTCCTAATTTGTATCGCAGTAGCCAAATTACCAGAGTTTACTATTGGTAATGACGCAAGCCTATACGAATCAGTAGATGAACGAGAAACCTTAACAAAGTTAATCCACGACCTCCCTCGTGTCTCATCGATGAGTCGAACCTTGACACCTCCTTTTCTCCCGGAAAAACATTTCGAATACCAAAACATAGGATGATTATTAACAAAATTAAATTTAACTCCGTCTGTATCAGTTTCATATAATGCATTACCGGACATGTCGGATCTCTTCCGTGGCAATGGAAAAGCTGGCATTTCTAAATAAGCAAAATTGTCTATCCCGTAAGTTATTGCTCCGGTAGTCGAATACAATTTTGAAGCCGGCAAAGGAACATACATAGCTAACACATACCTAGCTAACATCTTGGACAAATCCATTTCACAATCACCGAAATAAGTGTTGAAAAATAACGAATCGTCTACAGAAGTTGTTTGACCCAAAACAATTGTAGAATCAGTAGTGACAACATCTTCATCAATAGCTTGAGGTGTAAACTCCCAATCCTGAATTAAAATATCAGAAGGATCTGCCAGCAAATAGTCATCCCCAGCACAGATAGATATCATAATAGTAACTGTCGAACTGATAGCTGGAGAAGACAACGGATTTGCAACTGTGAAAGACAAAGCGCCATTTGACAAGGCGTCATTTATCAACAAAGAAGTCGAAAAGCCAGTATTTAAACTACTCGAAGAATTTGGGGGCATGTTTAAAAACGAATGATCGTTCATATACGGGACCACCATGACAACCTCATTGTGTTCAGCAAGATCCCACACAAATTGATTTGTGGTATTAGATACAACAGTAGACGAACCCGACTTAAAACTATTTGGATCAAAATTGATACGTATTCTACCTCGATGCATAGCCGAACAAATACACGACAATTTAATCTTAATTGAACCTCGCCAATAATTAAAGGGTAAAGATGCATAATATAATGGAGTCATTAAAATCGTATTGTAATTAGGTGTAGTAGGATTAACTAAAAATGAATATTTGCGTGGATTAACAGAAACACTACCTAAAACCTTACCAACAACATCACTTTGCTTCCATTCAAAATTGGCGAAATGCCCCATTGTTTTAGCTATATCTAGCACAGTCTTCTTATCTGAAGTGGATATTCCTGTCAAATCATTTACAAGAGATGACTTGTGAAAAGTTAAACGATAAGACGCATCGGAATTCTCTACGTTAGAAAAATTAACATTTTGCCTCATATACACAGGAGGTATGTCATCAGTCGATTGCGGAGTGTATCCAGCAGAATCGAAATCTGTAGGAGCAGACAAAACTACATTTTCCAACCACATAAAAATAGTCAACGTAACTGGAGCCACATTGGTCAAAGCAGTTGCCTTAACTATAGGCGCAAGATATATTTTAGCTAAATTTGGCGTAACACTGTTGGAAACCAAATTAAAAGCTTCTTTATGTAAACTGTAAGGCACTCGCAACATGCCACCAACACTATTCGAAATATCTAAATAGATGTGGTTAGTTTGCGATAGCGCATAAGGTGATAAAGGATTCAATTGAAAAATTTGTTCACTTTGTAAATACGCTCCAGCTATATATCTCCCATACATAAAAGGATTGCCATTAACAACAAATTTTAAACACAAATCAGCTTGCATATTTCTAAATGTTGATAACCTATTTGCTATTCGTTTATCCTGAAAAAATATGGACGTATTAACATCGACAGCATCTTGAGTTGCCAAATTGTAATTCCCAATAATTAAAGGACGAGATAGATAATGCGCCAAAGAATCACTTTCACGATAATCTGGCGTACCAGTAGCTAAAACGACATTAGAAAATCCATCGCGTGTCCCAGCAATATTATCTTCAAATTGTGTTAAAACTTGGTTTGTACTCATACTTTCGTCAATAGATTGTGGTACGAAATGCATCGGAACTTCCGTTCCTAGTGGTGAGCTTAAGCCACTAATATAGCTCCAATTTTCTAAAAATTGTAAACAGGAAATGTTTCTCCCCATTTCCGTCGGGAATAAGCTAATATTTTTACTAAGACTCAAATTATTCCTGGGTTTTCCGCCTTACTAAGCCCAGGATCGAAAGTTAAATGCTCTATCTCCTCCAGACGCCTAGCCTCCTGTCGAGCAGCAGGAGACTGGTAACCTGTCTGAAGTTCATTTTGATAGCGAACTCGCCAACTTTCAACACGATCGTCAAAATCAAAATGGGATGTTGTCAAAAAGCGAGAAAATTTGTACTTATCACAAAATTCATTAACTTTTTGGCGAAAATTTTCATATTTCTCCCTCCCATGGGCAAAATATTCTAACAAAGCTCCATCCAAAATTTGTCCAAACAACTCGTTCTCTGTGACATGCGGAGTTGGTATTCCACACGTAATAGATTTCAAAATGCTTTTCTCATTTAGTGCTCCCAAGTGTTTCCCAATTTCAGGAATGTAGACAATTGACCTTTTCAAAAAATCTACAGATCGTGAATTATAGAAGGGAACATGATCACCTTCTTTATTTGGAGGAGTATACAAAATTCCGTACTCAAGCAAGAACTTGGCTTTTACTTGTGCATTAAACCAAGTGCATTTTTTCGAAACTGACCCAATATCGTCATCTCCATAAGTCATGAGTGACACCATCTCCCTAAAAGGGGGAACAGCTTTATGTGGGCACGAATGAAAATATGCACAGCGAGAATTGATGCTATTTGCTGTGCTGTTAACATAACTAGTTAAATTTTGACCGCTAGCGTTACCACGCGGCATCATTAAAACAGTACCATGGTACAACACCATAAAAGTAGTCAAATCCGCAACCATCGAAGACATGATCCTTATTTGTTCTTCTGAATAGCCGATGACACGAGCCATTTTAATGTAACAGCTATAACAAGCTTGGGTAACATTTAAAAACTCCTTCTGATCATAACCTTTATAATCTCCAGCAATACATCTGTCATGCCCGTGGGTTTCAACCCACGAAACAAACTCGTCCCAAGCCAACGAATGTGAATCAATTCCTATAGCACACTCAGCCAAAGTGCTGAATTCTGATAAAAAGCGCACAACTGGAAGCCAATATTTTCGAACTATAAGTTTAAATGGCGTACCGTTACCAAAAAACACCCTAACTTTATCCTTACCTAAAGCAACTGGTTCATCTTTAAGATGTGCAACAAAGAGGGGATAACATCGATTACCCTTTAAATATTCACTTTCCATTCTACTAACTTCAAGCCAAAACTCATCACTAACAAAAGTTCTATTCCCAATTTCATTGTTAATATACAACTCTGTCTTTCCTTTAAGTGGGAATCCTGCGGATGTGTTCATCTTCAATGCATCCAAAAATCGAACTCCATCCACACCATTAATATTTTCCTTATTTGTTAGAGGCTGAACAATGATATGATTACCATACCCAAATTTCTTCAACTTACTCAAAATCGGGGTAACATAATCAATAACTGCCCACTCTAACACATCTAAAAGGGGACCAACGCTAGGTGAACAAAACTCGATTAGGTTCTTATTAAAATGGTACCATTTTGGTGGAGCGTTCATATTTGGAGGACCATGTTGAACTTCAATGCCATGCATCTCAAGGAACTTCAAACCCATCTTTCTATATTGCACAGATGTATAATATTTACGGGTTTCTCCTGTACAACCAACTAACTCTACTAAAGAGCTCTCTGGCATGTAATTTATAGGACTATTGCGAGGTATTTCTTCTATGAAATCTAGTGACTTTGCATTTGGAAAGCTAGAACCAAAAGAATTGTTTATGAAACCATCACATCCAGCTTGTACAGCTGACTGTAGCTTCTTATACAAAACATTCATACCGTTTTCAACGGTCAATCTAGTAACGGAACCACAACAACCAAAAGGGCTGCCAGTTTTACCTCCCAAATGAAAACCAACGATGGAAGGAGGACTTGTTTCAGAAATCCAAGTGCCCATACACATACCATTGTAAGTCTCAATGTCATCAAAAGAATATTTGAAGCCACGAATCATACAATC